CCGCCATCATCACCGCCGCCGCCGCCGCCGCCATCATCTCCTATAAAACAGTATGTCGGATCGTTCCAGGGCAACATCTGGCCCAATATGTCCTTTTTTCTGTTTAGTTGGTCTATACCAATATCCAGTTCCAATTCCATGTTCCTTATTAAAATATCGTACTGTATCTTTTACAATAAATGATACATGACCAAAGGGAGCTACAAACTCAGCCAGCCATAAATTTTGTCCAGACTGCCACCAATCTTTCTCCATTGATGCGCCATCTCTTAGCCTGGTAAGCACTTCGTCAGAAACTAAAGCATAAGCACAAAAACCAACAAGCTTTTGATGTTTATTACGCCAATATCTGTACTGATTAATGGTTAATGGTGTTTCAAAATTATCTATAAGTTTTCTTAACCTTACAGATCTGTGCAGCCGACTATACCTTAGAAGCTCAATAACCTCACCAAAGCTAGGACTTTTTAGTTGCACCACCTAATAACGTCTTATACGCCACTCCATCTTCTGCTAATACGCCTTGTGGTGAAGTCATTATGGTTTTTTTCCTAGATACTCTTTTAGGATCTTTCATTTTATTCTCTACCTCACTCCTCTTAGTCGGTGCTGGTACAGCTTGTGCTGGAGGTGGTGGAGGTGGAGGTGGTGGTGCTGGCTTACTGCCGCCGAATAATCCGCCCATGTTACATTGCTCCTATACTATTAAATGGATTATAACTACTATCTGCAATCGCTTGTGGTGGCCGTTCAAACCCTCGGTTTTCTTTTACACCCACAGCAAAATATCTCCAGGCATCAGCTGCATGGCTGGCCCAATCATGTACTGGACTATTCCTAAAAGTCCTTAATCTTTCATTATACGCTCTATGGTACTGCCTTAATGCTTCTAATCCAGCTTTGCAGTTGGCTTGGTCAAACCAGCAACGGCTGAGAATAATCTGCGCAGCGTGTATGCCATCTTCAACAGGCAACTTTGGTACAACCCTAAAATTAATACCCAAATCGTATGAGATTTCACGGCGGCTCTTGCCAGAGCCAAGCTCTCGTACTTCAATATCATGCGGCGCATTGTGACTTCCATAGTAATAGCCTTTATTCGTAAGTATCTTCGCATAGTGCGGCAACCCCTCATTCCTAGCTTCATAAAAATCTATAACATGAATGGCCCTACCAACATTCTGTGTAAACCATATAGCCGTGCTATCACCAATACCAAGATCCCACCAGGTATCTACCTTGTGTGCCTGGTCATAGGGAACATTCCCTATGCGCCCACCTTCCTGGGCCACTTGCAATTCTTTACCAAAAATAGCTCCTGGCACATTAGCAACCCAGGAACATTCAAACTCTTGCTCAAACTGGTCCTCGGTCATCATCAACCTGGCAGCTTCTAATTCTTCTTTATCAACTATATCAGTTTCACTAGCCTTATAAACTTGTGTAAACCATTCATCAGACGTTGTTGCCGCTTCATACAAATCATAAAAAGCATTATGCCCTCTTGGCGTTCCAATAAAAAAGGCCCATCCCTTCCTATCAGACAATGCTGGTCTAATAACTTCTGGAAATAAACTTTCTGGAAGATCTGCCATTTCATCAAGCACAGTTCCATCTAAGTAAATTCCTCTCAATGAATCATAATTTTCTGCTCCAAGCAGCTGAATCCTTGCACCATTAGGCAGATCACATCTAAGCTCCGTTTCGTGAAACCTAACCATAGGAACTTTACCAGCAAACTGCTTTAGATAATCCCATGCCACAGCTTTTGCCTGGCGGTATGTAGGCGCTATATAAGCGTACCTGGGATTCGTTTGTGTATTAAGTATTGCTGCCCTCAATAAATGGTTTATAGCCATCACTGTCTTGCCAAATCGTCTGTGACACACCACAACTCCCCAGCGCTTCTTTGTCAGCTCGTTATGCAGTTTTGCCTGGAGTGGTCTAGGTGAATAAGGAATCTCGATGTTCATGGCTTAGACACTCTCTAATCAGTAATATATACGTATTAGGACAGGCGGCCATGTTTTTGGGCCGTACCCACCCTTGCACAGAAAAAATGGCATCATACGAGTTGGCTACTCGTAACTATTTGTAAGCCAGGCAACAAACACAATACATCTAGTGCCAAAGTTCTGTAGAATCTGTGCAATATTTATTTAACAAGTTAAAGGTATGCCTTGTGTGCGAGATCACTGCCAACACAAGACCATTCACACGGCAAACCCTACACGATCTCCAAGTTACCATTGGCCCAAGACAAAGTAACCTGGCCATTATTCCCAGCCGTCTTATCTTCTGCCTTATCCCTAACACCTAATGGCTGCATCTGCCTAATGTGTTTATCCATATGATCTGCTTCTAATCGTCTACGTTGCACTTCAGCCATTGCAAGCTTTGGATCATCTGGCAATGCCATCTTAACTAAGTCAAGTATCTGATCCCTCATAACCTCACACTGCAACGCTCTAGCCTTACGATACATAGTATGAGCTTCATCATTCTCTTGTACCCATCTAAGTACAGTACGCCAGCTAGGTAATGTCTTAGTATTGTTACATATCCTAGTAAGGCTTTCACCTTCAGCAATACGCTCACAGATCTTTTCCATCTGTGGTTTTGTAACTCTTATCTTAATAACTTTAGCCATTAATCCAGCTCAAAAAAAAACCTGGTATTCTTTACCAGGCGTTAAGTTAACTAATCTTAACAAAAACACTAATATTTTCAGATCATTTAGTCAAGCACATTGATTAAATAAATATCTACTATTGACTTCTAACGTCACTGCAATTATTTTAGACTAAAGGAGTATACTATGACAGATTCAATAAGACTAAACAAAGATGATGCCCTGGCATTGCAACAGCAATACCATGAAGCATTAGCAGCTGGTAAGAAACAGTTTGTATTTATGGATAGAGATATACTTACCGACTATGCGAAATACATGATAGAGTATCTAAAAACACAAGGCCTATTAGAAGAAGAAACTCAGCACTAAAGCCGATAATACAATCTAACCAAAGCATCTTTATATCTACGTTTTACAATCCTAGGATCATTAAGACCTAGGATTTTTGCTATCTTAGTCCACTTAGGCCCTCTATCAGTAAATGCAGCTGAATGTGCAACTGCCCATACAAGCCGTCTATCTTCGTCATCCATCTTAGTTAACGCCAAATCTATAGCTTTATCTAACCTGGTAATCTGATCTGGTGTAGCTTTTAACCTGGTTACGCCCATAGCATTATAACCATAACCAGACCATTCAGTTACATAATCTGGCCAATTAACCATCTTCTGTTTACGAATAGCACTAGGCAACTTTCTTTCTGTTTCAGCAGCTTCAAAAAATAGATCATTTAACTGCACAATATCCATTACTTGCGCTCACGCCTAAGTTTGTCATCCATTTCTCTAAGCCAGCTAAGTTTATCAAATATTGGTATATGCTCTAGGTTAATAACCAGGTCCTTGTAAGCATCTTCTGAATATTTTTTTTTCAACTTACCCAAGACACGCCTTTGCAATTCATCAATGGGAAATTTTGCGCTGCGATTTACTGCTGCTGCATAAGCTGGATTCTTTGTTTTAGCTGTTAGCTTAGCTAAGCTCTTTATCTTAGCTAAGTTATTATTCTTAGCTAAGCTATCTAAGCTATTTTTTTTATTTAAAGGATTTAATTGAGTGCTAAGATGTGCGCTAAGCTTAGCTACATGATTTGGCTTAGAAAAAATTTTACTCTTATCACGATTCATCTGTCAACCCCCCTAATAAAAATAAATAATTTGCACCATCATAAATGTTGTCTGCATTAGGTTTGCCACAATCCATTCTTGCTAATTTATTTTCAATATGAAACTTCACCGCATCAGCAGCATCAAACTTTTCGCCAGGTTTTAATTTATTTTTAAAACTTAAATTTAATCTTGTGGCTAAATTTTCGTATAGCTCGTTGTAGTCACCAAGCTTGTCTGCTCTATCTTTTAATATCTGTGCAGCAACTTCCGCATATTGGTGTGGCTTCATTTAACCACCCTATCAAAATGATCTACCTTCAACTCTTGTGCTTTCCAGGCAGCTCTTTCAGCTTCTATCTGTTTTGGTGTAAGCGGCTTTGCTTTTCTCTTTAACTCTTTACACAATAAACTTACATGATTTGCGCCAGTTCGATTTGGTTTTGTCATACTACTTCCCCCTTAGTTTAATTAATCCATCTAAATACTCATGTACCTGGTCAACAGATCTACATAGCTGCCAGAAGCATCCAGCCAGCTCCAGCTGATCTCTAACAAGCGCCTGGTTAGCTGATAGCTTGCCGCCCTTGGAACGCTTTACTTCAATAAAAATAGATATCGAATTGCCAACTTTAGTCTGATCTCCAGGCACAAATATTTCTATGTCTGGCCAACCAGCTTTTGTTCCCATACGTTTTTGTTTTACTTTGTAGGCAACATGACGATTGCCCTCATTCGGTGAATGATGCCAAATTGATCCAGGCGGCAGCATTACATCTAACCACTGTCCGATTCGCATATGAACTGTATCTTCCGAATCAATTTCTGCGAATGATGAAGTCATTAGGCGTGACACTCCCCATAGTTACTTCTAAAATTAAACTTAAATGTTTAGGACTCGGCGTAAGTGCTTGATTATGCTGCTTTGGTAGGCACCATCTACGAGCTACAGTTGCTTCTTTAAACCCTAGTTTTTCAGCTAATTTCTTGTAACTTAAATTATTTTCTAATCTATATTCTTCTAATGTCATGTCTTTAGAAGTAACATAGAATGATTTTAAACGTCAATACCCTAAATGTATTTGACAATAGTGACTTTAGACGTCATATTTATATTGTTAGAAATCATGTACCATGTCTTAAAACATCATGTTGTGTGTTATTTAACCACTATACACAACATATTGTTGTTAATTTAGAAATTGAACATGGTGAATGAAAGGTATAAAATGACAGTCCTAAACTTTAAAAAATTAAATGATACAGAAATCAAAATGCCCAATAACTTAGATACAATGATTAGACGATCTGGTTTGCTTAATAAAGAAGTAGCAGAACGTAAAGGGATTCGACCAGAAACAGTATCAAGACATATTAGTGGCGCTTTACAATTTACATTAAAAGATGCTGAAGAATATGCAATGATCTTAGGCTGCACTGCCCAGGATGTTTTGTTTGTTCAAAATGCAGTTCCTTTGTTTGGTTATTTAGATAACGAAAATGTAACTGCAATTACACCAGTTGAAAAAGAAAGAGCTTTTTATTTGCCCTGGCCTACTTCTAAGTCAAGGCGTGTTGTTATTTCTAAACATACTGCAAAAAACAAACATTGGGCAAATGGCAGAATGTATATGTTTGATTTTGCGCCAATCAATAAAGGTGAAGTTGACCAGGATTGTTATATGAATTTAAGTATAGTTTTAGTTGATGGTCAAACTCAACCACAATTTGCAGTTGTCTACCCAGAACCAGGCGGCACATTTTCACTTGGATTTAACACAGATACACACACAAATACAGATCAATCACTTAAACCAGGTGGTGAACTAAGTATATCTAGGTCTGGATTAAATCTTTTATGGGGATGCCCTATAGTAAGCTGCATCTTTAGATCAGAACTTATTGGTGTTGTTGAAAAACAATTTTAGATCAACCCTCTTGACTTTTTAAATCAAGCTATAATAGGATCTTCTAATTCAATTTAGGAGATCATATGTCGTTTATAGAAACACCAGGATATGCATCACGATTTAATTATCTGTGGCACTCTAATCCAAAATCAAAGCTAAAATGTAAAGGTTTATTTGATAAAGTTCATGTAAGGCCAATGCTTTCTGATGCCTGGGATGTTTACAAAGATACAACAGTTAGCCAGCATTTAAGAGATAAAGCTTGGCAAATAATAGAAAAATTTGAATCTAAATTAAATGGACAAGATAACGCTGCTATGGCTGGTGGCCGCACAGTGCAAGAAGCTACTGATGCTATACTAATAGATAACAAAGATCCTGGAGAAGCTATTGAAGAAGCCATACAAAGCTATAATAAATTCAAAGCTCGCACCTGGGATGATGGAACAGATGCTAACAAAAAGATAAAGTATGTAGATGAAATAGAAGCCGTAACCAAAAACGCTGTTGCTGGCCTACAAGAAGCCATGCAAAGAGATAATCAGATTGTCGGTGAAATAGAATACATAAAAAATTTAGCTGGTTGTGAGCTGCCACATAACACAAGACCAGATTACAATAGGCGTGGAGATCTAAAAACTAAATGGTCTAGGATAAGTAAAACATCTAAGTCTGGTTTTGCAGCTGCAAGCTTACCTAAAAGCTTAACTGGTCCTTTTGAGCAAGCAGCCTTGTACCAGGTTGCTGGTTTTTGGGCGTGTAATGGCGGCCTACCGCCCTTTTTAATTTATGCTAACGCCACAGATTATAGAATATTCGACCAAGATAATACACCAGAACTACAAGATGATTACTTAGCCGACATAGTACAAACAATCGCAAGGTCACATAAAGCTACAGAAGAATTACTTAAGGTAGCCAAAGATAAAGATCATTTATTTAGATTAGTAGAACCAGATTTTACAAATATCTGCTGGTCTGAACCACCAGTTATTATTGATGAAGCAAAAAAACTATGGGGGATAAAATGAAAGATCCCTGGTTATGGATAACTGAGTTTATTGGCGCTGCTTTTATATTTGGATTTTTTTATTTTTTAATATGGATCTTAGCGATTTTATTTCCAGGAGCTATGTAGATGCAAGATATATTACAAACACCACCAAACATTCATAAACACGCTAGGGAAACTGAGCAACTAGCGCTGGAGTTTATACTACCAAAAGTAAAAAAGATGCGCCTGATAGTCCTTAGATCAATAGCTAATGCTGGATGGACTAAAGGCAAAACTGGATCTGAAATTGTAAATGATATTGATGGCTACATTGTATCTGTAAGGCCCAGGCTTACTGAGCTGCATGAATATGGATTGATAATACCAGGCGATAAAAGAAAGAACGCTAGAGGATCATATGAGTTGTCCTGGTTAATTACTAGTAAAGGCAAACAAGTTGCGGAGATGAATGATGAAAAATAATAATTTACCACAATTAGTAAAAGATACTTGTCAAAAGTATGGCATAAATCCAGATGATAGTTTGTGGAATTGTCATGGTACTTGGGTAATGTACCATAGAGCATTAGAGCGTGTTGCTGCTTTACAAAATATTAAATTTAATCAACCTACAATTATTGAGCATAACGCTGAAAAAAGAATATGTGTAATGCTTGTTAAAGGTACATGGCAAGGTAAAGAAGAATGGACTATCGGTGAAGCCATGCCAATAAACATTGATAGAAAAAATAATCAACAGCAATATCCTTTTGCAATGGCTGAAAAAAGAGCAAAAGATAGAGTGATATTAAAATTATTAGGATTGCATGGATATGTTTATTCGCAAGAAGAATTTGCTGATGCAGAAAATGATTTACAAAAAAATAAATCTAATACCAAGCCAGATCCCAAGCCAGATCCCAAGCCAGATCCCAAGCCAGATCCCAAGCCAGAAACAGAAGAAAAAGACCAGGAAGAATGGCAAAAAATAACTGAAAACTATCTGCGAAATATTGACGAGCTAAAGTCACAAAGTATGTGTATGCACTGGTTCAACAAAAACAAAGATGCCCTTATAAATATGAAAGAGATAGTTCCTAGGATGTTTGGCGAGATCCAGGAACATTACGAAAAGAAACTAAATTTATTACAACAATAGGAGCTACAATGGGAAACTCACCACAATTTTCTAATACAAATATTAAATTTCAAAGACCAGTATCATCTTCTGATGATAATCTTGGCCAAAAAATAAAGGTAAGCGTTTGGTTAAACTTTGATAATGGCTGGGACGAAGAAGCAAAAAGACCTTACCCACCTACA